TTTTAAAAAAAATTATATTATTTTTTATCCACAACTTATCCACTTATTCACAAGTTATCCACAAGTTATTCACAAGTTATCCACAAAAAAGTGTTCGCCCGTCCCCGCCATGTTATCCCGATATAATAACCGTATCAATACAATTTTACTTCAATAAATACACTTTTGCCAATTCTTTCCATATCCTCACCCCTGGTCTAGTATTCTATTCATTCCCATATATTCCCATTTTATCAATTATTATACTTTACATATTTTTCTAATATCCTGCATATATAGTATGTTTTTTTCCTTGCATCCTGCGTCAATCATGCTTTATTCTTGCATTGCAGCTTGCTCTATCATTGCTTACATAATTAATATTATGTAGGGAATATTATCTTTAGTGGGGGTATGTTTACAAATTTTTAGTTAGTTTTTAGCCAATAAGTTAGGGTAGCACTTTCATCCACCTACACACAAAATTTTTACCGATTCATTACAAATCCACTAAAAAATCAATCGTATCTCTATCGAACAAATCCAGTATTCATGCGTATTTCACAACATCACAAATATTTCAATTTTACACCTATATATCTATGTCATAATCCTTCAAACATAGTAATATCAATATTTCTAAAGGTTTAATGTTTAGTATTTATCGAATGTATTTTTTAATATTCATACTAAAGCATATATAATACACATCAAACCCTTATAAAATAAGCATTTATAGATAACTAACACAGTAAAACTACGATGTATAATATGAATATAAAAATTTTTCATTTTCCTATTGACTATCATAATAAAAAATAGTAATATATTATTAAAGAAAATAACTAACAAAGGAGATGTTTATATGGTTAATTTGAATGAATTTAAAAATTATCTTATATCCTGTTCTAAGTCAGAGAATACTATATCTTCTTATATATCTGATTTGGAACAATACTTTAGTCAATATTCTACTCTATCTAGAGATAACATACTAAAGTATAAGAATTCTCTTTCTGGTAATAGTGCATCTACTATTAATAGAAAGCTTACTTCTTTAAAACGGTATAATGAATATCTTTTATCAACTAAACAAATAGATGGTATTTATATACTAAAAGAAGATTTTATTAAAGTACAAAATAAAGGTAATCCAACAGATGTAACAACTAAACAAGTAGAAAAATTTCTTAAAAGAGTATTAACTAAGGATGCTGATTATAAGTCACGTAATATAGCAATTATTTATCTTATAGCTAACACAGGTATAAGACGTTCTGAATGTTGTAATTTACTGCTCAAAAATATTGATTTAGATAACAATGAAATGATAGTTATAGGTAAAGGTAATAAAGAAAGAACTGTATTACTTACTGATAAAGTTGTAGAATTAATTAAAAATTATCTTGTAGATAGAAATAAATCTAGGTATAAAGATAGTCCATATTTATTTGTATCTGAACGTGGTAATAAATTATGTCCAGAGACTATAAATGATATTTTTGACTACTATAGTACACCTAAGAATAAGATTAGACCACATCAGTTAAGACATAATTATGCTTCTACTGTTGTAGAAAATAATATACTTACTTTAACTGAACTACAGAATCAGCTTGGACATAGTAGTATTTCTACAACAGGAATATATACTCATGCTAGAAAAGATACTATAAAGAAAAAGATAAATAAATTATGTATTGGTTATTAATATACCCTCATTTCGCAACTTGCGTTGCTCATTCCCTAAAGGGAATTATATAAATATAAATAATATTTTTTCAGGTTGCTTTATAGTACATTAGAAGTACAACAGTTCATTTTAGCACATAGTATAATAGAGTATATTTGTTCGTACCTGAAAAAATAAGCAACAAAGTATTTTGTTGCTTTAGTATATTATTTATCTGTTGTAGGTATTATACCACCCCCTAAGCTTCAGGACTATCGTCCTTCGCTTCCCCCTCAAAGGGGGATTAATTATAAATATAATATTGACAAATTTTCTCTTTGGTGTATAATATAATTAGAGGTGATGATATATATGTTTGTNTAGTTGTAGAATANTAATATAATATTGGTATAATATATCGTTTCCGCTTTTTAAGCATTAAACATGTCTAAAACATAGTATTTATAATGCTTTCGGGGTTTTTAATAGTTGCATGAGTTTATGCAAAAATAGGGTAAAATTTGCATAAGTTTATGCAATCTACTACATAAAGTTATCAAAGGAGGATGTATATGTATAAAAGGATAACTACTATTGATGAAGACGGTGTAATACTTAACATCAAAGATTTTAAATATACAATTTTTGACAATGAGAAAGGTTATTTATTTAAAAATCGCTCGTATTATTTTAAAGGCTTTAAGGTTGATAACAGATTATCAGACAAAGTTAGCGACTTTGCTGATATAGGACGCTTGCATGTTTTAGCTGAAAATACATATGCAGATACAAATATGATTACTTATTATAAAAATAAAAAATATTATCCTGCTGGAATAAAAGAAATATCTGAAATGATTAGATTGTGTGAAAGAAACACTAAGGATTTTGTAAAAAGAATGATTAACTTAGGGATTATGGCTAAAGCCATAGTTAATTCCAATGAACAGATTGACGTTCAGTATTATCTCAACCCTTTGTATTTTCTTTCAAGTAAATATTTGAGCCCAGGACTCTATATGTTGTTTANAAAGCAATTAGATGAATACTTGCCTCAATGGGTAATTAAAANATTTAATGAGTGTATTAATAGTATAAAATAGGAGTGATTTCATATGATGGGTATATATGAAATTAGAAATATCAATAATAACAAAGTTTATATTGGTAGTAGTAATGATATTCAAAGAAGATGGAATGAACATATAAGAAAATTAAATAATAACACACATCATTCATATAAATTACAGGGAGATTGGAATATCTACGGTGAATCATGTTTTATTTTTAATGTATTAGAAGAAGTTAAGGATGAAAACCAATTACTTATTATAGAACAACNGTGGCTTGATAAAATAAAGCCTTATATAGATGGTTATAATGTATATCCATTTGCAGATAAATATAGGTTAAATTTTAAAGAATATATTGAAACAGAAGACTACATCAGCATAGGATATGAAAGTTTTTATAAAGCTAATGTTGATGAATTGCNTTGAGTGGATAAAAGATTTATCTATGGCAGAAAAGGCTTTTTTGTTTAGTATAGTTCCATACATATCATATGAAGACTGTCGCTTACAATATAGAAATAAAAAAGATATTGATATAAAAGACATGATTAAAGTTACTGGATTATCTAAAAATACAGTGTATTCTGTAGTAAAAAGTTTAAAAGAAAAAGATATTTTATATCAAGGTGAAAATAGTTCAAATAGACAATGGTTTATTAATCCTTGGTTGTTTTGTCGTGGACAAAGACTTAATAAAGTTTTACGTACTATGTTTAAAAATTATAAGATAAGAGTGCTTGGTGGTAAAAAATGGGCTGATATTCAAAATGAGGATTAATATGTCTCAAAATACAATTTTAATAAGAAGATATAAAGATATGAAATATAGCGAATATCTAAAAACAGAATATTGGCAAAATATAAAAGATATGTGCGTCAATAATAATATTAATATGAAAGGAAATCCAAATATATTAATTAGGAGTGATGATTTATGATGGGTGTATATGAAATTAGAAATACTATAAATAATAAAGTTTACATAGGAAGTTCAACAAATATTCCTATAAGATGGAAACAACATATAGAAGGTTTGATTTATAATTGTCACGAAAACTATAAGTTGCAAGAAGATTATAAAAAATACGGTCTAACTGCATTTAGTTTTAGAATTTTAGAAATTGTTAAAGAACAAAAATATTTGTTTGAAAAAGAACAGGAATATATTGATGATATAGATATAGAAAATAATTATAATATATTAGGATATTCAAAATATGAATATATTGATAGAATAAAACAGAATTATAGTATAATTAATTTTAAAGTCAGTTATGGTCAAAAACTATATCTAAAAAGTAATATTAAAATATTAAATCATGCTAGAATGAATAGTATAGGCGAGGGTAGGACTAAATTATCTAAATCTTGGTTTAATACAGCTACAAAAGAAGATTTAAAAAGATTACAAAACAATATATATAACTTTTATTCAAATATATCAAATAAAAAGAAAAAGATTTATTGGACTACTTTTACATCTTACCAAAAATTAATAGCAGCAAAAGGAACAGTTAAAAGATTTGTTTCATTAATAGATATTCCTACTGAAAAATGTAACAATATTGCTTATATTGCAAATAATTTTGTCAATCCGATTATTAAAAAAAACATAGATATTAACGATGATGATTTTGCTTTAAAAGTATTGCTTAGATGGATAATAAATACAACAGATATAACAAAACCAATCAACCTTTATATTCCAAGCAGGCGTATGCGTGAATTGTTGATTGATTGGTTAAATAATGAAAATTTATAAAATATTAATATAAAATTGTTGACATATTTATAATTGTTTGCTATGATACAATTAGGAATCAACCTATTATTTATTGTGCGAGGAAAGAAGGTGATATATAATTAATACAAATTTATTTCGGTAAATTTTATAAATTGTTAATATAAAATATTAATATAATATTGGAGGTATAATATTATGAGAATAGATTTATACGGTAAAGTTAAAATGAATGATAACTGTATTATTCAATCACACAGAAGAAGTAGTGTATATTATCATAGATACAGATGTAGAAGTGGAGGAAACAGAGGATGGAATACAAGAACTTATACATACATGGACTAGATAATAATGCCAATGCCATAATTACACCTGCTAAAACTACATATTGTGTGAAGTGCGGTAAAAAACTAAATGAGAATAGTTTAGATAGATTTTGTGATAGTGAATGTCGTAAAGAATATTATGCTGAAATAAGAAAAGATATTGATTCGTTAGAAATATAAAAATGGAGGGTGGATACATGAGAAGTGGAATATTAGCAAATGGTAAAAAAGATAGAAAAAATACTCAATGGGAAATACATAATAAAAAAGAACAGTATAAGAAATATGAGTATATAGACATTTATCAAAACGGAGAACTCCATGATTTCTATAAAACAATCAAAAATAAGCCGATAAATTAAAAGTTTTATTTAAAGAGGTGTTTTATGCAGGTAGTATCATATTATAGACCAGATAAAATGTTTTTAAATGAGCAGTTGGATTTAATGAGAAAATCGTTTATATATTCAAGTAAGTGTATTACATATAAAATGCGTAAAGAAGAAATTGAAAATTATTTAAATACAAAATATAAAAATAAAATTAGGAGGTATTATGGAATACATAAAAATTAATCAACTAACACAACATTCAAAAAACAATTATTTCTTTGACGATATTACAGGTGATAACTGGGAAGAATTTAAAAAATCCATAAAAACAAGCGGTGTGATTGAACCTATAGTAATTACACAAGATAATGTAATAGTATCTGGACACCAAAGAGTAAAGGCTTGCATTGAATTAGGTATTGAAGAAGTTCCATATGAAAGACGCATTTACGAAGATGATGAAAGATGGACTAAAGATGATAAGATTATAAAGGATTTGCTAGAAACTAACTTGCGNCAGCGTGGNATNGGTAATACGAATGCTTTGAAAATGGCAAGGTGTATACAGGAGTTAGAAAGAATATATGGAATTAGAAATGGTGGGGATAGGGGTAATCAATATATAAAAAAAGAGGCAGACTCAAATAATTTGAGTCTGNNAACACAAACAGATTTAGCTGAAGAATTAAATATGTCTATGCAACAATTGCAAAACTATAAAAAACTCCTTACTTTAATTCCAGAATTGCAAGACTTAATAGAAAATGGTAATCTATCTCCTACTGTTGGTTATAAGGTTTTGTCTAAGTTAGACAAACAAGAGCAGGAAAAACTTATTGCTGAATTTGGCAAAGATTATATATCAAAACTAACACAGAAAAAAGCAGAAGAATTAATTAAAAATATAAAACCAAAAGTAATTGATAATACAGATTATGACACTATAGACAAACTAAAAAAAGAATTGGCAAAAAAAGAGAAAGACATGGAATTTCTTAGACGTGAAAAAGATATTCTTGAACGTAAGGTTAAACTTAATGAAGAAGATGCGAAAAAGTACAATGATTTAAAGAAACAAATAGATGAATTGACACATACAAGAGAGGATATTAAGAGACAAATAGATGCTGCTACTTCTATATCTGGATTGGTAGTTGAAATTGATAATTTATTAAAAACAAAACTTGCACCTATTAGATATTCTAAAGCTATTTTAGAAATGAGTAATGATAAAATAGTTATTCAAAATTTAACGGCAACAATTGAATCTGTTGAATTGTGGTGTAGAGAAATGCGTAATTATTTACCAAATAATAATATAATTGAAGTGGAGGTTAGATAAAGTATGAATGATTTAATAATTTCTGAGAATATGTCAAATGAAGAACTGGAATTAATAGTTACACAAGCATTGCAGTTACAAATAAAAAGAGTAAAAGAAGAATTAAAAGAAGTTAAAGATGAATTATTTAAACTAAAAAAAGAAAAAGAGATTGATAATGAAAATATCAATTTAAAAATTGATAAGATTGCTAATGAAGTTGAAAAGAAAACTGAAGTTGCAATAAATAGTATGAGACTTGGTAATCAAAAATATGAATATGTATCTCAGAATGATTTTGGTTCTTCTTTTAGGGTAAAAATAGGTTCACAAATGGTTGGAAAATTGTTTAAGGTAATTGGATTGGCAAAACCATCTAAAGGAAGAACTGAACCTTTTATAAACTTAATTCCTACATATGCAATATCTGACCCAGTTCAAACTCAATGGGGAGAAAAAATAAATTATAGGTGGCATTATAAAAATTGTCTGAGAAAATTGGAAGAATGGTTAGAATCACATGGTTGTAAAGAAGAATTTTATTCTATAGATAATGAACGTAAAATGACAAGGTTTATTAATGAATTGTATGAAACATATTGTTAATAGGGAGCATAATCTACTCCCTACCCTATTTAGATTGGAGGAATATATTTGCTATTAGCTGTATTGGTATTTACAATTATATTATGTACCACGAATAGTTTTGTACTAAGTAGTATACTCTTTATCTTGCTACTGTTGTTGTTTTCATCTGGAACATTTGGTATGATTATAACAATTGTTATATTAATTATAATGTCGTTATATTTATTAAGTCATAAATAGACTAGGAGGATGTTTTGTGATTGACAAAACTGATTATAATGCTTTAGAAAATTTAAAGAAGGTATACAACGACCAAATTGTAGATTATAAATACAAAGTATGGAAAGAAGCATATTTAGACAAACCGCCAAGAGGTGCATTTTGTACTGGGATAACTAGATATAGAAAATGTATGAAAGTTACTCATGTGGTTTTAAAGGATGGCAGACTTATTCCTGTTGGTGGTAGTGATACTAATGGTTGTTTAATTTGTACAATATTTTTAGTGTTTGTAATTTTGTTGTTATTATGTAGCAGATAAAATTGGAGGATTGATATGATTGTCTATTGCTAAAAAAATGGATTTGTTTTACATATTTAAGCTAAAAGTAAGTACAATATTAAATCAAAATAATAATATAAATATAACATTTGATGAAGCAAAAAAACAAGGATTTGTTGTTAGTATTGGCGATAATCAAATATTAAAATTTATTAGAGAAATAAAATTTATTGATTTTGAAAAGCAAAAATTTAAACTTGAACAATTGTATAGGGAAAGAAACTTATTAAAAAGTATGCCTAAATGTTTTGAAAACAGCGAAAAAATAGCTGAGTATCAGAAACAAATAGATGATATTTTATATGTGCCTGATTTAATTACGGTACATGCTGATACTACAAAAAAAGCATATATAGAATTATGTAAAACTGGATTCATAGTGAATGGTATTAAATTCAGAAGATTATGTGCAGGTAGTGGGCAATTAAGAAGGAACAATGTTTTGTTTGTGAATGAGAATTTATATTCACAATTAGAAGAAAGAATGTTGTGTGGTTTAGATAAAAAAAGAATAGGTAAAATTAATTTAGCAAAGTTTTCTGCTTACTATTCCCTTTATTCAAGCTCGACAAATTTTATATCAACACCAAGAGTTTGTGTTGTAAACGATTATGAAACTATATTAAAAAATCAAGAAGTTGAATGGATTTGCACTAAAGAAAATGGAGAAAGAGATATTGAAAAGCGTACTATTGACGTAAAAATAAATGTGTGGGATGGTTCAGGTTTAGTTAGTGTAGAAATGGCTAAACAATGGCAAAATGATTTAAGATTAGATTATACGCCTTCTGCCTTTATTGTGCGTAGTGCATGGATAAAAGGTTTGTGTGTAGTGTTTGACTGGAAAAGATTTGCTAAAGAAGTTGCTAAAAAAGAATACATAGTGGATGCATGGGGAAAGAAAAAACATATTGATGATATTGATGTGATACTTACTACTTCTCAATTTAAGATGTGGAAGAAGTATAAAGATTGGGAAGAATATCTTGAATATCATACAAAATATGGACATGTATGGGGATGTAGTAGAGTTAATAAAAAGTATGATAATAACTATACTGCTCTAAATTATCAGTACATACAATCTAACTTTTTTACTGAAGATAGTATAAAAAAATTAGCAGAATTTTCTATTAATTGGGTCAAAAAGGTTTGTACTGGTGATAGAATATATGTTTTATTGTATCTTTTAGGTAGCCACGAAGCAGATAAGTCAATAGATGAAATAGAAAAATCAACAGGGATGAATATTGCAAAAGCCTTAATATATAATGACGAAATTTTGAAAGATGATTATGTGAGAAGCAGGATTTACAAATCAATAGAAAAAAGGATTAGGCAATTAAAAGTAGGTAAATTACTTGTAGAAGGCTCTTACGAATTTGCCATTGTAGACCCATATGCCTTTTGTGAGTATGTGTTTGGCATGGAAGTAAAGGGTTTATTAAAAGCAAAACAACTGTGGCAAAAAAGATGGGTAGATAAAGGTTCAAAGGAAGTAGCAGTTTTTAGAAGTCCATTAGTTTCTTCTAATGAAAATCAGGTATTAGAAGTATATTCAGACGATAAATGTTTGGATTGGTATTCAAATATCAATAGTGGTGTTGTATTGAATATATGGGATACTACACTTATGAGAGCTTCTGATGGAGATACTGATGGAGATTTACTTCTGACCACCGACAATGAGTATGTAGTCAATAGTATAGATAGAAATTTACCACCTATTACTTATGATAAGTCAACAGTAAAAGAGCAAACGTTAACTGATACAAATTTTGCTAAAATGGATGCAAGAAGTTTTAATACTAAAATAGGTTTTATAACAAACCTTGCTACATCGTTCTTTTGCTTGAGAGAGCAGTATGATGAAAATAGTGAAGAATACAAAGAGTTAACAAGAAGAATAAATTTGTTGCGTTTTCATCAAGGTTCTGCTATTGACGCAGGGAAAGGAAATGTATATATAGCACCGCCAAGTTACTGGTATAGAAAACAAAAAATAGATTATAAAAACGATACACCAGAAGAAATACAAAGAAAACAGTTTTATAATAAACTTTGTGGAGATAAAAAAAGTTATTTTATGTGCTATATCTACCCTGCCCTGCTGAATAAATATAAACAATATAGAAAAAGTGCTGAGCGCATGTGTAAGGTTAATTTTGGTTGTAAGTTAAGCGAATTATTAATCAAAGAAAATAAAACAGATGAAGAAAAGAAATTTATAAAGAACTATTACAAGTATTTGCCTGTGCTTACTAATAATTCAACAATGAATAGATTGTGTAGGCTAATTGAAGATGTTGACTTTGATTTGAAGTTTTATAGGACTAAAGAAAATTTTGATTATACTGTGCTTATGAATGAAAATATAAAAGTTAATACAGAAAGCAGTATGTATAAAAAGATATGTGAAGTTATAAAAAAATATCATTCTACTTATGAATTATACATAAATAAAACAGAAAATATTTTAAGCAATTATGATTTTGGCATTGACTTTTACGAAGAAGATGAAGATGCTTATGATGATAATGGTATAAATATTTTGTTTAACGAAGTTGAAAATAGTTTATATAATATATGTTCAAATAAAGTTGAATTGTGTAATTATTTTGTACATATTATGTATAATAAATTTCATAATAAATCAAAATCTTTATTGTGGGCTATATGTGGAGACCAAATACTTGATAATTTAAAGAAAAGAACAAATATAGCACATATTCCTATTGAAGTACAGAATGGAGATGGATTTGAGTATTTAGGGAAATTTTATAGATTACAGGAAGGTGTTTTAGATGATAATATTTGATGAAAAAAAATATGCTGAAGATTTATTAAAAAACGGATACAAAAATAAAAAGAGAGTTTGTTTGGATAATATAATACTCGTAAAGTATTTTAAATATTTAGGATATTCTGAAGAAGAAATAAAAAATAAGCTTAGAGAACTTATGAAAGATTTTAAATATTTATATAATAGCAATATATTGGAATATGAAGTTAAAAAAGCATATAGTTTAGGATATAAATATAATTTAGTATTTGATAAAGTTGTAAATATAACTCAAAAAGANATTGATACTATTAATTCTATTGATGATTTAGAATTAAGAAAAATACTGTTTGTGTTTTTAGTTATATGGAAATTTAGAGATAAACAAAAATTTATGATAAGCAATAATAATCTAAAAAAATTAGCAAATGTAAAATGCAAAAATTCTGTTTTTTGGGATTATCTACACAAACTACATGATTTAGGTTATCTAAAGGCGTTTGTATATAAGTGTAAACCATACTATAAACTCTACATTGAAGAAGGTGNAAATGTAGTTTTAAGTATAAAAAACTATGATGATATAATAAGTTACTATTTAAGTATAGTCTATCCAGAAGAATATACATATTGTGCAATCTGTGATATGCCAATAAAGCGTACATCAAACCGTAGGAAATATTGTAGTAGTTGTTGGAAGGAATATCGTAGAAAATATAAAACAGAAAAACAAAGAATATATAGAAAGCGTAATACTGTGGACAGTTAGAAAATCCCGCAAACCTGCATGAATAGCGGATTTTGAGATTTGCTACCCCATTTCTCTATTAATGGAAGAGAATAAATAAAAAATTTCTTTAAATTATTAATATAATATTTGGTTAAACCANAACCAATCAAAATGTGGAGCTAACAAAGCATAAGGTATGTCCTGTCGAGATGATAGTACCTCTACCCTACCCTATTTCACATGAAAGGAGTAAATATATTTGTGTGAATTGTTTTCTGAAGAAACAAATAAAAAACTTATAGCATTTTTAAAAGGTTGTCCTAAAAGTTTTCATCGTTTAGATGAACGTAGATTTGCTGATTTTGTTTATCAATCAATATTAGATTATTGTAGAATTGATAATTCTAATATAGATAAATTTAGAGATTATTTAAAAAATAATTCTGAATGTGTTTATAAATTACATGATAAAGAAATAGATTTATGGATTGATATATATAAACACATTGAATATTTAGTAGCCAATATTATGCGGACATTTCAAAACTATGGTGAAATTATATCTCAAATATACAATATAGAAGAACGTTATTGAAAGGAGTTATTATATCTTTGGTTAAAATAAGCAAAGAACTATTTAAAAAACTACAAAAACTCGGATATATTAAATTCAGCAAGCATAGCAAGAATTATAGTAAGTCAAAAAAATATAGATATGTTGAAGATAGTGTATTGCGAGAGTATAAGAAATATCTCGGTTGATGTTGGCTTATCAACAAATACTAACGAAGGGAACGTATTTATGCAATATGAGAAAGTATTTGTAGATAGTAATGTACTTCTCTCTCCTAATTTTGATTTTAGTAAATACAAAAAAGTTTATACAGCAATAACCTGCATTGAAGAACTTGACGGATTAAAACATAATGAAAAAGTTGGGTATCAAGCAAGGCAAGCGATAAAAAACATTATTAATGCTGATAATGTGGAAGTCAAAATTAATTGTTCGTATAGTGGTACAAATAAATTTTTAGAGCATAAAAACGATAATATAATACTTGCTTTTGCTTATGAAACATATACTTTAGATAATGAGTGTATATTTTTAACAGATGATTATAATTTATTTTTAAAAGCTAAAACATTTAATTTACCATGTAGTTTGTTTGAAAATAGAGATAAAGAAGATAATTATGCTGGTTGGAAAATAATAGAAATGAATGAAGTTGAGTTAGCAAATTTTTATGAAAGCGAAGTAAAAGCAAATAAATGGGATTTATATATAAATGAATATTTGCTTATAAAAAGTAAAGAAGAAGATAAAATAGTTGATTCTTGGGTATGGACAGATAAAGGATTTAGACATATTGCTACCAAAAGGGTTAATTCAAATTTACTTGGTAAATTAAGTTTAAAAGACGAATATCAGGTTTGTGCTATTGATAGTATGTTTCACAATAAAATGACAATGGTTAAAGGTAAGGCTGGTAGTGGCAAAAGCCTGCTGTCGTTATCGTATGCTATTTCTATGATTGAAAAAGGTACATATGACAAGTTGATTATATTTGCTAATCCAACGCCTGCTAGAAATAGTTCTAAACTGGGATTCTATCCAGGCACACGTTTGGAGAAAATTTTAGAAACGTCTACGGGTAATATGCTAATTAGTAAAATTGGAGATAGAATTCAGTTGGAACAATTGATTAATCAAAATAAAATTAATATATTGCCATTTTGTGATATACGTGGATACGACACTACTAATATGAAAGCAATTGTTTACATACCTGAAGCACAAAATCTTGATATTGAATTAATGAAAATTGCAATTCAAAGAATTGGAGATGACTGTCAATTAATTATTGATGGAGACTATAATGCACAAGTAGATTTACAAGCATTTGAAGGGAATAACAATGGAATGAGACGTGTTTCTGAAGTATTTAGAGGACAAAGTTTTTATGGTGAAGTTGAGTTGCCTATTGTATATAGGTCAAAAATGGCTGAATGGGCAGAAAATTTGTAAATAGAAAGGAATTGGTGAAATGATTAAAAATTGTTTGTGTGATAATTGTAAACATGCAAATGTATGTAAGAAAATGCATGTGTTGCAGAAATTCGATGATGAAAACAAGAAATTCATTGGTATTAATATAACAATGGATTCCTGTGAAGATTATGAAAAAAAATAATTAATATAAATTTTTCATTTTGTTCATATGGAATGTACTTTTGTTGGGCAACTGGCAAAAGATATTGTTGGATTATATAATTTCGGTAGTATAAAGTCACAACAATGTTCTTATAAGAACCGCCGATAAGGCATCATTAATACAATATTATATTTTTTGCGTAAGTGACCAGTGCTTCGGTGTTCTTTGAGAGCCGAAGCCATTGTAAAACTAGCAGTGTAGTAACAGCAACTATACTGCTCAATCCGATTCAAGTTTGCATTGGTTTTTGCTGATGTACCAATGTTTTAGAGAATCGGTTTTTGCAAAAACGTTCACTTTCTGAGAAAGGTGAATAATATAATTTTCAAAAACAGGAAGTCTAGGATAGACTTCCTATTATCAATCTAAATTATTTTCCAGTTTGTCCTCAAGATTCCTTCGGGGCTTGGGGCTATACCAATCCTATAACCGCATGAGGTTTGTGGATTGTTAATTATTAATATAATATTTATATTTATTTTTTAAGGAGGAATGTTTTATGTTTATCTTTGATTTTGATAAGGAGTTTTATAATTTCACAAGACCAATTAGAGATATGCAACCTTATGAGATTGTAAGACAAGAAAATAAGGCGATTATAGTCCATAATGCACTTGGAATATCTAAAGATGATATTTCTGTAACTGTAGAAAAAGTTCGTAATGTAGATTACTTAATAATATCTGGTGACACTAAAAATGAAATAACTAACAAGACATATTCGGTTAACTCAAGATTTAGTATTAATGCAGATGAAATTAAAGGAATTGAATGGTATGTAAAAGATGGTCTTGTGATAGTAGAAATCGAGTTTAAAAAACCTGAAAAGCCAAAAATCGAAATAAAATATAAAGAATAATAAATTAATTAGTAAGGTAGGTATTTTCCATACCTTGCAAAGACAAAACGAAAACGATAAAGAAATAATATAAGTAATTAGTTTAATTGAGTAGGGATTTCTCTTCCCTACTCTTTCGTTTATATAAAGAGTTAGGGAGGTAGAATTTTTGAATAAAGAATTATTGAATATATGCTATAAAAAGCACAATAAAGAAATTGATTTAACTTGGGAGCAACTTGCACAACAATATGGATTTTCTTCAGGAGAAAATTTACGCAGTTGGTTTAAAAGAATACGTAGAGAAAATGGAGAAATAGGATATAAAAATAAAACAAGAATATTACATATTTCAGATAATCATTACCCATTTAATTTACCAAAAGAAGTTTTTAAAGATTATGTTGGTAAGGTTGATGTACTTGTGTTTGGTGGAGATGAACAAGATTGTCAGTCAGTTAGTAAATTTAAGAAAAAATATAGAGTACCATTTGTAGATGAAATGATAGGTACTCGGCAAATGATTATAGATATTATTGAATACATAAAACCAAAACAAGTTAAATTAATAGCAGGCAATCATAACTATCGTTTAATTAATTATTTTAGTGAAAAGGTGCATGAAGATTTATTAACTCTGATGCCTGAAACTAATCTTGATTTTATTATAGATTTAGGATTTTGGAAACATGACCATCAAACAAAAAGTAAAACTTTTTATGAACCGTTAACCAAAGTGTTTGATGGAAAAATTGATATTGAATATATGAAAAATTGGTGGTGCAAGGTAGGCTATACTATTTTTGCACACCCTAAAGCTTTTCGTAGTGGTATACTAGCTACGACAGAAAAAGCATATACATATTTCCTTCAATTAGGAGAAAAATTTGATACACTTTGTTTAAGTCATACTCATCATCAAGGGTTTAGTAGATATGGAAAAGTATATATGTATGAAAGCGGTTGTTTATGCGAAGAACAATCTTATGCTTCGGATGGCACTATGATAAGACCACAAGATAAAGGATTTGTATATTTAGTGCAGGATGAACAAGGTAATCTTATATATGATGAATCAAAATTAATTTGTTTGTAGAAAAAATTGAAAAGGATGTGTGAATATGAAATTTCGTGAAGAAACTTTTAAAGAAAACGGACAGATAATTAAAAAATTTTATATAGACGACAAAGAAGTCACACAAGATGTATATTTTAATCTAACAGATGAATTATACGAGAACACAAAACTTAAACAAGATGACCATAACGAAGAAATATGTAACTGCGAAGAATGCCAGTATTTTCTTGAATTAATCAATGAAATAAGACAATCTCCTGATAGTGAAGCATTAGCNATATTGAAAGANGAAATTGATTTTAGAGTACAAGAAGCATATTTGGAAGGACAGCGTGTATTGGCTAATGAATTAGGTAATTATTTTTTAAAATATACAGTACAGTTAGAAAATNAAATAGATAGTTTATATGAGAACGGGACTTTAGATGATTGTGAAGAAGGTGATATTTGAAAGAAGGTGTGGAATTGTCTCGTAAAAAAATAAATACATCGAATAAAAAAATAGATGTATGTAACTTAACCTGTGTAATGTGCGGTAAGTTAAAAAAACTTAATGATTTTTTCCAAAGTTTTAATCCAATACATCAAGTTGGTAGACTNCCGTATTGTAAAAAATGCTTAAAANATATGTGCTTAGATGAAAATGGTAATATAAATTTAGAGAATGTAAAGAAAATGCTTAAATTNATTGACAGACCATTTATCTATGAATTGTTTAAAACATCAATGGAAAGCGGTAAAGACCCNATTGGTATGTACATGAAAAATATAGCAATGCNNCAATATAGATATTTAGGATGGAAAGATTCAATTTTTGAACCAAGCAATCCAGAACAAAATGATAATAATATTTCTAATTTAAAAAATAATAATATAAATATAACAGACGATATTGTTGAGTTTTTTGGTGAAGGGTATTCGGATGAAGAATATCGTGCTATGTATAGAAAATATAATTTTCTAAAGAACAATTACCCTGAAAAAACCAATATGCACATAGAAGCACTTAAAACTTATGTAAGGTTTAAAGTAAAAGAAGAATTTGCCACAGCACGAGGCGACATAGGAGAAGCAGCAAAATGGGCGGAATTGGCTACTAAAGCTGCTACTAATGCAAAAATAAATCCTTCACAATTATCTGCTGCTGATTTGCAAAACGGACTTTCTACTTTTGGTCAATTAGTTAGGGCAGTAGAACAAGCTGTTGATATAATACCAATATTACCACGTTTTAAAAAAAAACCGAAAGATAGCGTAGATTTTAATTTGTGGTGCTATATAAATTATATTCGAGATTTAAAGGGGTTACCTTTAGTATCATATGAAGAAATTTATGCTTTTTATGAAAAAAGAAAAAGAGAATATATAGAACAGGAATCGGCAGACATATTTGAAAAAGAAGAGGAAGATGAAAATGGCGAGTTATAAACATTTCCAATCTGATAATATGAAATATGATTACAAAGAAACACGTACTAATATTTTTAATCCAGAATTTAATCCAACTGTGTCTGCTAGAGGAAAAATGGAAGAAGATAGTTTTATAAAAAATCTACCTAAATGGGTAGATTTTATTTCTTGGGCGAGATTCTACCCTGATTTGTTTTTCGATTTAATTACACCAGAAACAGGCGGTATAAGATTGGACTTAGACCAGCGTGTATTTTTGCGTGCTGTTGCAAGGTTTGTTAGTGTTTATGGCGTGTTTCCGAGGGGTTACGGAAAAACGTTCCTTGAGGTTTTAGCAATGTATCATACAGCTATATTCTTTCCTGATGTTTTTCTAACAATGACTGCTCAAACACGTGAAAATGCAGCTAAACTATTAAAAGAAAAACATACTGAAATAATAAAATATTATCCGTTACTTGCTAATGAAATAATAAAGGCAAGTTTTTCTAAAGATTCAGCAGAAATCTTGTTTACTTCTGGTGGTCGTATAGATATAATGGCTAATTCACATAGTTCAAAAGGTGCGAGAAGGCATAGGATGTCAGTTGAAGAAGCCGCACAAATAAATGATGAATTATTTCAAGATGCATTACAACCAATCGTAACTGTACCGAGAAGAACTATAGGTAAAGAAGGATTGGTTAACCCAGAAGAAATGAATGGACAGATTTGTTTTTATACTACATCATGGTATAGAGGTTCATCTGAATTTGAACGTAATATAAAAATGATAGATGCTATGGCTAATTTAGAAGGAGTTATTGTTTTAGGTGCAGATTGGCAATTAGCGTGTCATTATGGACGTGGAGAAACACGTTCGCAAATTTTAAGTAAAAAAGCTACAATGAGTCCTATTGCATTTGCATTAAACTATGGTAGTAGATGGGTTGGTGCTAGTGAAAATCAATTAGTTGATATTAATAAATTATTGAGTTTGCGTACATTAACAAAACCAGAAAACAAATATGATGGAAGTAGCGAATATTATTTAGGTGTAGACGTAGCAAGGTCAATAGACAGCAGCAATAATCAAAGTTCAGTTGTTGTTGCTAAGGTAAAAAGAAATAAGAATGGAAAAATTACAAATATAATGATACCTAATATATTTACTATTTCAAATGCATTAAGTTTTAATGCACAAGCTATTGAAGTTAAAAAGATAAAAAATGCTTTTAAAGCTAAAGTTGTGATTGTTGATAGTAATGGATTAGGAGCAGGGCTTGTTGATGAATTAATGAGGGAATCTTTTGACCCACAAACAGGCGAAAGTTTAGGATGTTGGGATACAATTAATACAGATGCACAACCAGAAGTTTCTGGTGCAGAAAAATGTTTGTTCGATTTAAAACCTCAATCAGCAAACAGCGAAATAATAGTTGCTTTTATGGATATGGTTGAAAGTGGAAAATTAAGATTATTAGAGAAAAAACAAGATACAGATTATGACATTAATGATAAAGAAAATTATATTACAAATATATTACCGTTTTTACATACAGACTTTTTAATTGAAGAAATAGCTAATCTCCAATTAAAACATTTACCAAGTGGTAAAGTAACTGTTGATAAAATAATAAAAAAATATAATAAAGACCGTTTTTCTGCGTTAGCTTATGTATTGTGGTACATCAAAACTTATGAAGATAATATTTATCAACCAGCAGTTGACCAATTAGAATTTCTCTTAAAGTATACTTATATTGGTTGAGAAGGGCGGTGAAACAGTGCCACGACAAAAAAGTGTTCAAAATCAGGATAATATTCAGAATGATTTTAATTATGCATTAGAATTTGCAAAAGGTCTTACGCAGGTAAATTCTTATTTATTCAATCCTTTACTTGCAAATGTTTATCTTAAAAATATAAATATGCAACCTGTTGGTCAAACTAGAGAACGTATAAAACAAATTATTTCCAATCCTAGAGAGCATGAGCAAGCATTAAGAAGATTATCACAATATTTATATAATACTCAACTTACATATAAACGAATGATACATTATTTATCAGACATATTAACATTTGATTGGATTCCTATTCCCATTAATGCTACTGAAGAAGATGTGAATAAACCAACATTCAAAAAAGACTATGAAATCATGTGCAATTGGTTTGATAGATTTAATGTAAAAAAAGAATTTAAAAAAGCAGTATTAAAAATGTGTTTGGAAGATGGATATTTTGTATATTTACGTGAAGATAAAAAAGAAAATATTTTGTTTTTACAAGAAATGCCTATTGATTGGTGTATAATTAATTCATATTGGGGATATGGATATTTGTATTCGTTTAATTTGATGTATTTCCAGCAGATGGGTGTTGATATAAACGGATTTGCACCAGAATTTAAGAAGTATTATAAAAATGCTTTAGATATGCAGAATAATAAAACATATTATCCTAATATAAGACCAGAATTAAGGAATGGTAAATGGAATTACTGGCAACAAATAAGTCCAGAAAAAGGATGGGTATTTAAGTTCCATACTCATTTTGCAGGGTTAGTACCACCATTAATGGGTATATTCCTTGATTTTGCAGACATTCCGCATTTAAAAGATTTGCAAAAAATAAAGGCAGATTCAGAAGTTTTAAAAGTTATACTTGGTGCAGTACCTAGAAACAAAGAAAATAAAACGGGTTCAAAAGTAGATGATTTTGCAATCGACCCTAATACATTAGCAAAGTTTATACAAATTGCTCAAAGTGATTTGCCTTCCGGCGTTAAAATTGCTGCATTACCTTTTGAAAACTTGGAGATGTTTTCATTTGATAATACTTCAGAAATTAAAGATGACATTATGTCAAAAGCATTAAATAATATTTTTGCACAAGCAGGTATAGATAGGAATGGTTTTAATACAGAACGACCTAATGTAGCAACAATGAATTTATCTAAACTAATTGATTCTGCTTTTATGGAATCATTATATGAACAATTTGAAAATTTCTGTACTTATCATGTAAATAGACTAACACGAAAATATAAATTTAAAATTAAGTTTGAAGGTACAATTTTTGATAGAGAAGATAGGCAAAAACATGCTTTGGAATCAGCACAAAATGGTATTATAACAGCTAAGATTGCTTCTGCTGAAGGTATGAGTATAAAAGATTTAGATGCAAGTATGCTACTTATGAAGTGGCTTGGATTTGTTGATAAACTCACGCCTATAAAGACATCGTATACGTTGTCTAAAGAAGATACTAAAGGTGGTAGACCAGCAAAAAAAGATAATGATTTGACAGATTCAGGGGAAATAAGCAGAACTGCTGGAAGTGACATTGATAAAGATTTGGACGAATACGAGAACTAATAGAAGGGAGTTTCTTGAATGTTTGTTAGTAATCCAGAATCTATTAAAAAAGAAAAGTTTTATTGTAAAAGTAAAAACTTAAAAAGATTTTTATGTAAAATTAAAAATATAAAATACATATCAAGATATGTTGATAAAAAAGACAAAAAAATAGTATGGATTTTTCTTAAAACAGAAGAATTAAGTAATGCTTTGGCAGAATGGAAGAAGAATAAGGAAACAGGAAATTTAGCATTTCCTAAAGAATAGCCACTTCTTCCCTACCCAATTTTGTTAAGAAAGGGGTGAAAAAGTGGATAATGTTTTAAGTTTTAAAGTAAATAAATACAACATACAGGATATTAGTGATAATCAATTGGCTAAAATCGAGATGTGGGTAGTAAAAAGCGGCGATAACAAGCATAATTTACCCATATCAGAAGACGCCATAAAGAAAGCAGCAAATACACTCGTAGGTAAGCCTATACTTTATAAATATAATAAATATACTAAAGACTTCATGGGACATGAAATAGATGAAATCCCATGTGGGGTTGTCTTATCTAAAGATGATATTAGATTTGAATATGATGAAAATGAAGAATTATGGCTTGTAGCTACTGCTTATATATGGAAGTATTATTGTCCTGAAGTAATGGAAGTGTTTGAAAAGCACGATGGTGAAAAGCCTATATCAATGGAAATTCAGTTAGTTGAAACAAAAGAAAATGACGATAAAACAGAGATTTTATCGTTTGTTTTCTTGGGTGTAACATTGATTGGTGATTCCCCTGCTATCCCTAATGCAAAAGCAAAAGTATTAAAGTTTTCTGAAATGGTTGAGGAAGTGAAGAAATTGTTGTTTGCTGTGCCTAAAGATGAAATGGGTAAATCAGACTCTATAAAGATAGATTTATCTAAAGAAGCAGCAGACATGACTACACCTTGGGGTAGTGTTGACAAAATAAAATTAAGAGACAGAATTTTAAGAGCTAAAAATTACAAAACATTAGTTAAGAAATGCTATTTGGTTGTTGAAGATGGATGGGAGGATTCTCCCAGTTTAAAACTCAAATATCCTGTATGCAGAATAAAAGATAATACGTTAGTATTATGTAAGTCTGGGTGTGAAGCTGCGCTTTCTTTCTTAGAAAGAAACACAAATGCAGACTATTATAAATCTGCTAAAGCAAAATTAAAAAAATATTATAAAATACTTGGTTTAGATACAAGTAACTTTTCATGTAAGGATGGTGAAGATATGAAATTCAATAAAGAAGAATTTGCTCAAACCTTTGGCATTACTGCAAATGAAATGTGGAACATTCTTCAATCTGCTTGTAATGATGTCAAATACAAAAATGGAGATATGGAATGTAGCAAATATTGGATAAGAGATTACGATGAAGATTATATTTATGCTATGGATGAAGAATCAAATAAAACTGTTGCTATTCCATACTCTATTGAAGATGGTGTAGCTAAACTTAATCTTGAAGGTGTAAAACGTGCAAAAATGACTTATGTCATTATAGATGATGATGAGGATGAAAAAGATGATTTGATGGACTTTGTAAATAAGAAAATTGCAGAAAAAGAAAAGGTATTTGCAACAGAGAAAGAACAGCTTAATAGTGAAATTGCTACTTATAAAGAAAAGATAGCTGAACTTGAAGAAATTTCTGAAAAGTTCTCTACTCTTGAAAAAGATTTTGAAGCATTAAAAGAAGAAAATACTAAACTTCTTGAATTTAAGACTAATGTTGAAGAACAGGAAAGACAGTCTAAAATTGAATTTGCAATCAATTCTGTTGCTGATGATTTGACACAAGAACAGATTGATGAATGGCGTGAAAAGGCTAAAGAATTTAGCAATCCNGATGATTTTAGTAATGCTATTAAAGCGTTTGCTTATAGTGTTACAAAATCAAAGCAGAAGGGTGATGTTGGCTCTATAAGAGTTCCAATAAATGTCGACTTTACGGAAAACAATAAAAATGAAAGTGTATGGAGTAGAATTTAATCAATAATATAAAATTTTAAAGGAGGAATTTGTATGGCATATTCTGTACTTATTGCTGGTGAAATAGCAGCTAAAAATATTGATTCTTTGAATAAATTTGGTAAGGCTGAATTTGATGTTGAAAACGGTCATGTTGTTGCATTGGGTGAAAAATCTACTGCTAAGAATGAGGCTTTTGTTTACACTGTAAAGAAACCTGCTAGTTTAGCAACTGATATTTTCTACATGGTAAACGAACCCGTAAATGTATTGGTGAATGGTAAATATTCTGGGCTTACTGACGACCCTAGAGAATTTAACATTCCTGCTGGTAAGGTATTTACAATGTATAAGCCTATGGTTGGAGATGAAGTTGTAATTACTGTTAATGGTATTGATGGTAATAAGAATATTTATATAGCTCCCGCTGTTGGTAATACTAAACTTACTTGGACAGATACTATTAGTAATGTTTCTCTTGCTTATAAGTATGTNGGNGATACTTNTGTNTCAATTGGNAATGAAAGAGTACCGCTTANAGNTTTATTTGTGTNAAGGCTTAAAATATTAAAATAAAACGAAAGGAGAATATCATATGATAAGAATTCCAGATAATGTATTGAAATTTTCTAATGGAAATGTAGATTTATATAAAGCATGGGGAGATTATTTCAATCACTATAGAGCAGTAAATTTCAAAACCAATGTTGATTATGATAGAAACGTATCTTTTGAGGAAAAAACCGAGAAATTGCATAAAGCAATAGAAGCAAGGATTGGTGAAGTTGCAGGAATCAACAATACTGGTTTCTCTGATGCGGTATGGAAAACCAATCCTAACTACAGATGGGCTACTTTTGCAGTTATTGGTTCAATGATAGATATGGTTATACCTGAAGTTGTAGTTGATGACTTTATGCAGTTTGCAGAAGTCAGAAATGAAGGATTTGGTGATAATTTTGTATTTGATATTGCTTCAAGTGATTTGTTTATAGTATCAAAAGGTGCTAATGGTAAGAGACATACTTTTGCACAGAGACAGTTTAACGGGCAGGTTACTCTTATTCCAGAACCTCGTTTTGTAACCGTAGAAGAAGATTTGTATAGAATTTTGTGTGGTAAGAGAAATCTTGCNGAATATGCTNTNAAATGTACTTTAGCTATGGAAAAAGAATTGTCTATTGATGTTTACAAAGCAATTAATGATACATATACTACACTTCCTACTAAATTCCAAGAAGCAGGTTTTAGTGATGTAGGATTTGTAAAACTTGCTCAAAAAGTACAGGCTGCTAATGGTGGTGCAAGATGTGTTGTATTTGGCACTAAACTTGCACTTTCTAAGATACTTCCTGCTAATGATCATCTTAAAATACAGCTTGGCGACATTTATAACCGCATGGGTTACTTAACTACTTTCATGGGTGTAGACTTGTTTGAAATTCCTCAGAAGATTGATGATACAGCAGGAGATTACTCTTTCGCTCTTGAAGATGATAAATTATACTTTATTTCCACTGGTGTGCAGAAACTTGTGAAAATAGGTTTTGAAGGTNNNACNNTNANTATTACNGATGNNCAGTATNCAANNGCTAATCTTACNCAGGCTACTACACTCCAGAAGAGATGGGCAGTTGGTATTGCTACCAATGCTAAATATGGAATAATGGATGTAACAACTACTTGATTACTTTGTAACTAATTAATTATAAATAATGGGAAGTGGTGTATTCCACTTCCCTATTTAATTATTATTGAAGAAAGGTGGAATTGTTGAATGGC